TTATCGCTACTCACCCAAATTTCAATGGCGGTTTTTGGGTTCGCAAAAATTGGGTTACGCCAGTTTAGCTCAATGGCAAACATTTTTGGCACAGTAACCAATTCGCTTACAGCCAAGCGCACGGTAAAGGTTTTGGTTACAGGGTCAGAGAGTTGCCCTTGGGCATTTTGGGCGCGGACTTCGGCGATGTACTCCCCATCTGGCAAATCCACAAAAGTGATTTTAGGTGTAGTCAAATCATCGTATAGTTTGTAAAACCTACCATTACGATAGAGTTTGATTTGATATTTGACCATTGCACTATTCGCCACAATGGCATCAAAACTTAACTCAATCCCATCACCATTTGCTTGCACCTGCAGATTATCTACTTTGCGCAAGCCACTTGTTGCAAGCGTAGTTTCTCTTGGCTCAAATACCGCACCATTATCTACAATGGCTTCTTTTTGCGGTTCGTGCTGCAGGGCAACAATGGTGTATTTACCTTTTTCTTCTTCGCTGATGGTTAGGCATTTAAACAATTGCACATTGATTTGTTGCGTAGTGAGTGACCAAACTGTATAAGGCACTAAATCTTCTGGCATTGTTTCCAATACCGCCTGATTACCTTCCGCCACGCCCAGAATGCGAATATCTTTGTGTTTACCTTCAGCGTTGATATAGGTTAAGTAGCTTTTACCGTTAATTTCAATCTCACGGTCTAAGATAGCTTTGCGTCCGTCAATCGCTAAAACACGTCCGCCGATATTCGTCGCAGCATAATCACTGTCTGCCACGCGGATAACATCACCGGGGATATGCATTAAGCCTTCTGCACCCACGCTAAAGGTAACGGTTTTAGTCTCTAATCGTTCGGTTTCTAAAATCCATTTTCCCGTGCGATGTGCTTGTCCGCGCGACGTACAACCAAAAGCAGTCACTTTTTTGATGTTTAACCCATAACGGCGGATTAAGGCATCATCTGATACCACTTCGACTTTTTTCTCGTAGCTGTCGCTGGCGTCAATATATTCAACGTGGATTTCATTATGGCGGGCTTTGAGTGCGGAATATTGATAGCTAAATTCGCCATTCACCACATTCGCATTGGTGTAAGTCCACACCGGGTCTGCAGGTCTGTCCATTACTACGGTAAATTCACGCCCATTCCACACTGGCATTGCGCGGAAAATTGAGCAAATGTCATTAATCACATCATAGGCTTTGCGTTGATCGGTGAGCCAAGCGTTACAAGTAAAACGCGGCTCTTTGCCACCAAAACCATCTGGCACAAGTTGGTCGCAATATTGCGCCACTTGGTAGAGCGTCCATTTATCTACGCTAAACTCGCCCAATCGTTGCCCCAAGCCATAGCGTTTATTGGTCATCAAATCATACAGCACCCACGCAGGGTTATTTGACCAGGCAATCTTAAAGGTACCGTCCCAAAGCCGAGTATAGGTGCGGCTGATTGGATTATAATTACTTGGCACTTTGAGTTTGATGCCATAGATTTCATAGTTGCGGTTCGGGATTGAACCGAAATACTCAGAGTCAAACTGAATGCCGACAAGTGCGGTGTTAGGATAAGCAAACTGCGTTTCGATGATTTCGGTATAGCTCGACCAAACTGTGTTATTTTGCAAACGTTGGCTTTTGCTATCGTCTGTTAAGCGTTCCACTCGCACCTGAAATGGCACAGGTGGCAAATTACCGTACTCAAATTGACGCAAATATTGTGAGCTATATTTACCCTCAATGACCACAGGGTAGATACTGCTACCAATGGTGACACGCAATTCCACGCGCGTGCCATTGGTGTCGCCTTGGTCGTTTTGCGAAAACAAGGATTGCACACCAAGGGTTAAGCGTAGGCGAGAAACTTTGCTATCCGTAATGGTGCGAGTAATTGCTACCGTTTTACGCACTTGTGCACTCACGGCCACTTCTTTTTCAGACGTGTTAAACCCTTCCATAATGTCTTGGTCTTGCACGCCAATGCGTCCTTGGGCATCTACATTATTAAAATTATAACTGCCATCATTGGCTTGGATTGGCGTTTTATCCAAAAATACGGACTTCACGCCATTCACTAAGCCTTGGATTTCACCTTCGGAAATAATTTCAACAATATTGACTAACTGTTTTGAGTGCCCGCTTTCTGGCGCTTCCACTGGCGTATGACCGCCACCACCTTTACCCATAACTACTCCTTACAATCGACCTTTTCTAAATCCTACTTCGCGTTCTTGCGTCTTAAACACATCCACATCAACTGTGCGCACACCTTGCGAAATCACCATTGAGCCTGTGAGTATGCGACCATAAGCCAACGGCACCATTCGACCTTGTGCAGTCATATTTGCACGGTTAGAAAATGCTGTGGATTGCTTTTTCTCCGTTTCATTTTTGTTTGATATATCGGGCTGCTTGGTAAGCATCTGAGTTACCCCACCTAATAACATTGATGCGCCAATACCACCAATCAACCACGCAGCATTTGATGACAAGGCAGTAAATCCAATAGGCCCAAGCATAAAGGCTGCACCAATTAACGCCACGCCAACAATGGCCTGAAAAATTCCGCCTTTTTTTGCTCCTTTTAACACGGGTGTAATATGCACCGTCATTCCTGTTTTGAGCTTATAAAACAAGCCTTTTTCAAGATAGCGATTATCAACATATTCACGCCCGATACGCACAGTAAATAGCCCCTGCTGAATAAATTCTCGCAGTTTGGGGATTTGTGATGTCAGCGCCTTAATACATTCTGCAGGTGTCTCTGCGTCTAACTCAAATGTAGCGCCAAACTGTTTAAGGGCACCGTAAAATCTAACCTTGACCATTGCGTAAATCTCCAAATGCTATGTGTATGTTTAAACCAGTAACCATCATATAAATCCCGTTTTGATAAGCGACGCGGGCTGTGGTGCAATACCATTTGCTCACCGAGATAAATCGCAGCGTGGTTTGGCACATCTGCGCCCACCTGCATTAAAATGACATCGCCAATTTGCACCGCACTTTCATCAGCCAAGCGTTCAAAGCCGTGCTTGCTCATATTGTCGAGATAGAGGCTTAACCCGTCTTCCCACCAATAATCGTCCCGCTCAAAATCAGGAAAATCTGCACCTGCCAAATAATAAAAATCCCGAAACAGCGTGTAGCAATCCATTACACCGTGATTAAACTCACGCCCGAGCAATGGTGGAATTTTTGGGAAAATATGGATTTCATCGTTGCACACGAGCCAAAAATCTACGTCTGCCGCCAGTTGGGTTTGGCGGTCTAAAATCGATAACACAGGTTCGCCGTTCGGGTGCGAATGCACAAGTGCGGTGATTTTTCCTTGAGAATTTGCCTGCAAGAAATCTTCAGGCGAAATTTCAAAGTGGTTTTCCTTATCCTCCGCTTGGTTTTCGCAAGGAATAAAAACCGTTTCATCACCCTTTAAAACAACAAAACCGCAACATTCGTGCGGTTCTTGAGCTTTGGCGTAAGAAACTATTTGCTCTTTTAACTTTTGTAACATAAGACTTTACACCTATTCTTTGTTAATGTATCATCTCGCTATACACAAGGTAGAGATGACAATGATTATTTCATTCAAACATAAAGGCTTACAGGCATTTTTTGAAACTGGCTCAACGGCAGGTATCCAACCCAAACACGCTCAGAAACTCCATTTATTGCTTACCACCCTTAATGTGGTAAATGATGTTTCTGAGATGGATATGCTTGGTTGGAACTTACACCCACTAAAAGGGGATTTAACCGGACATTGGTCTGTTAAAGTCAATGCCAATTGGCGCTTAACCTTTAAATTTGAAAACGGCGATGCTGAAATTGTCAATTATCAAGATTACCACTAAGGAGTAACCAATGAGAATGTTCAATCCTGCACACCCTGGCGAAGTATTAAGAGATATTATTTCTGAATTTAAAATTAACGAAGTGGCCGATAAACTTGGCGTAACACGGGTTACACTTTCTCGAATTTTGAATGCCAAAACGAGCGTTACACCTGAAATGGCAATGCGTCTTAGTAAACTTTTGCCTAATACGTCACCAAACTTATGGCTGAATATGCAAGCCCAATATGATTTATGGCATTTAGAGCAAGGCAAGCAATTTGATGTTCAGCCACTATATGCTACCAACACCCAACTGGCTACCGACAGCCATTAACCCAATTTATCAACCGATACAAATCCCCCGTAGTTGCGTAGATTGTTACGCAACTTACAGCCACTAATTAAGCCACTGCACTTATCTTTTCGTTTATCCAAGGTGCGCTGGTCTTTTTCGTCCGCCACTGGTGGCCCCGTATAGCCACATTCCGCAGAGCGGTAAAGCCAGCCGCATTGCACCGTGATAGTGCGTGCAGAAATTAAGGCATTATCCGTTTCGGTGGGTAATGCCAAGGTAAATACCGCCACATCTCGCTTAAGGGTAGATAACTGCTCAATGACAAAATAACTCAGCACTTCTTGGCTTGGGTCGGCTTGTCGATTGCCATCAGTAAAATTTACCGCGTCTAAATACTGCATATAAACCTGACGACGGCGGACAATCCCGCCTAAGCACTGGTCAAAACGGTTTATAAGCCCTGCAACAAAGCCGTTGATATTAGCAAGTGTTAATTCTGGGCGGTTGCTTGGGCCTTGCCCTGACATCGCAAACCCACTGGCTTTTACGCCAAAGGCTTCATAAGTGTGACCCTGCCAAACAATTGGCTGCATCATCTCGTTTGTGCCAGCATAAAAACGGAACAGCTCGCCATTCATTCCGTCTTTGTCTTTTAGGTTTCGTAAATCGACTTCAAACAGTTCGATCATTGCGTTTTGCTCGAGCTTGCTTAACTCAAGTTTCATTTGGGTAGTACCTCTTTAAATTCGCAGCTAAATTCTGTGTAGGTTTTGCCCATTTTAGCGGGCCACTTGCTACACACGACTTTTTTACGAGAATTGGTGAACGGGTCGTGGAAATAAAAAGGCTCAACACCTTTATGTCGAGCCAAAAATTCGTCCACTTCCAACCGCACGTTATTGCGCACTTTCACCACCACAGGATAAACCCGCAGCAAATTATTGATCGCCCGAGCTTGTCGTTGCGTATAGCCATCGCCAAACTCAATTTCATTCACTTTTGGCGAATTTTCCACCGTAAATTCAGGGCGAATGCACCATTTAAAGGTTTCCATTAGCTAAATGCGCCTCCCGCGCGGAAATTGGTTTGAATAACTTGGTTTGCCTCATTACGTGCAATGGTTTTCATCAGCTCAAGGGTGATTTCAAGTTGATCGCCTTTTTGCTTCGTGCTGACTTCCGCTTGCACAGGTTCGCCTTGGTTGATTACTTTGACGGTGATATTTTGCGTGCTGTTATTGGCTCGTTGTCCAACCATTGGCACTTTCGGCACCGCCACACCGCCGCCATTAGCAAAGCCACGGCGACCAGCAAAAGCGGCACCATAGTTGAGATAATTAAGATAATCTAACCCAATGCGGCTTGTCGCTTCTTTGGTGATGACATATTCCCCTTTATGTACAATGCCAGCAGGGGTATATTTTCCACCTAGTCCCGTAAAACCACCGGTATCAAACCCAACTAAACCGCCTTTCCAATGCAGAGATGGCGCGGTTACTTCCCCGCCTCCTGAAAAGCCACCAAAGGCTGAAGATATAGCCTTAAACATTGCCATTCGGATTGTCATTTGCACAATATCTTTAATGATTGATTTAGCAAGATCACCGAAATTTGCTTTTCCTGTCATCACCATATCTGTAAGTGCATTTGACATCCCATTAAAAGCATTGACAGTAACATTCTCCATT